CAACAGTTGAAAATAAATTTAGCACTAATAAACGTGCAGATAAAATAAACGAATTAAGAAACCTATTAAACAACTAAGATCATGTCATTTGTAGTATCAAGTTTATCAAATTATACTAACGAGCAAAGCAAAAAATTAATCGCTGCCGTTCAGTTCAAAGCAGAAACAGCTGCATTAGCTGCAATTCAACCAGGTGTAAAGAGTGCTGCAGCTTTACAAATATTAACAGTTGATCCGGTGCCTCAAGATGGTGCTTCATGTGGATTTAACGCATCAGGTACAACTACATTCACTCAAAGAACAATAACAGCTAAGGCGGTTAAGTTTGAAGAGATTATGTGTTTACGTGATTTAGAAGCTAAATGGACACAAATTCTTTTAAGAAACGGTCAAAAATATAGCGAATCTGATGTACCATCAGTTATTATTGATGAGATTACTAAGAAAATCATGGCACGTTTAGAAACTGCAGATTGGCAAGGTGATACTGCTTCTGGTAATGCTTACATCAAAACTTATGATGGTTTAGCTAAAATTATCAAAGCTGCTTCTGGAGTAGTTGCTGCAACTTCTTCTACAATTAACGAAACTAACATCCGTACAATTATGCGTGATATTGTTTCTAAAGTACCGGATGCTTTAAAAGGAAACCCTGAATTTACTATATTCTGCGGATATGATGCTTACACTACTTATTTAAATAAGATTAGTGCTGACAATCATTTCCACATGTTTGATGCTTCTGTTTATGGTGAAATGAGAGTTGAAAATTCACCTTATAAATTAAAAGCAGTTCATGGATTAGATGGCACAAATGAGATTTATGCTGCTTTACCATCTAACTTAGTATTAGGTGTAGATATGGAGGGTGAAGAAGAAAAAGCTGCATTGTGGTATTCTCAAGATGATGACAATGTTAAGTATTCATTCCGTTTCCGTAGAGGCTGGCAGATTGCAATACCATCAGAGGTTATTAAATACGCTAACACTTAATTAACTAATTAATTTAACCTTAAAGCCCTCACCACCATAATGGTGGGGGTTTTTAATTAAAACATAAAAAACATGCCTTGTTTATTAACATCCGGATATACATTAGACTGCGCAGATAGCGTAGGAGGTATAAAAAAAATATACATCACAGAGTTAGCGAATAAAGCTTCGATAACTGCTGCAAGTGGAATTATAACAGCATTTACTTTAAGTGCTGGTAAAAAATTCTTCACTTATGAATTGCAAAAAGAAACTTCAAACTTAGTAGAAAACATCACTCGCAATAGTGTTAATGGTACTACATTTTATGAGCAAGTATTACAATTCACTATTCGTAAAATGGCTGCATCATTAAGAAACGAGATTAAGTTATTAGCACAAAATAACGTAATGATTATAGTATTAGACCGTAATGGTAAATACTGGTTATTAGGTGAAAACAACGGATGCGAGATGACTAATTCAACTGCTGCTACAGGTACTGCAATGGGTGATTTTAACGGATATACTTTGAACTTTCAAGGTATGGAAGAAGCACCATGCCAGGAAGTAAGCTCAGGATTAATCGCTGCCTTAACAGCATAACAAAAGTCTTTATCGTAGTTTAGGCTTTTAGCCCCATGTCGATGGCATGGGGTTTTTTTGTTACATAATACTATTGATTTATACTTACTAATATGATACAGATAACAAAGGGAACTACTAATAATGTGGCATTAACCTTAACAGAAAAATGCACATTAACAAGCCCATATTACTTATTTGTTTTTCAATCAGATGAAACAAGGGATTTATATAAGTTTATCGCTGCTGATACTTCTACCCATCCTGATAGGTATAATTTATTTGCTATTGTTGAAACAGATAGCAGTCCTGATCCTTTGGATGGTGAGATTGAGTTGCCGATTGTTGGATTTTATAAATATAAAGTTTATGAGCAAACCAGTTCAACTAACTTAGATCCGGCACTTGCAACTGGAATTGTAGAGGTGGGTAAAGTACAAGTAATTGAAATACCAGTAGCAGATGACATATTAAATAATACTAATAATATTAACTACGTTTATAATGAGTAGAGGTTTAAAAGGCGAATATAAAATTAGCCACATAGCATTTGAAAATCACAAAGTACCAGAATTTAAAGAGGTAAGGGGTAAAGATATAATTCTGTTTGGTGATAATAATTTATATCCGCAATACTTAATTGAATTAGTTAATAGGTCATCTAAGCATAATGCTATTATAACTGGTAAAGCTGCATTTATAACTGGTCAAGGTTTTGAAACTTCAGAAGATTCAGCTTTGCAGTCTTTTATAAATAACACTAATGGAGATAATTTAAACAAGGTATTGTATAAGGCTGCATGGGATTTAGAGTTATTTGGTGGCTTTGCTTTACAAATAGATTTTGGAATATTGGGTAATAAAATTGCTTTAATTAGCCATATTGATATATCTAAACTAAGAAAAGTTAAAGATGAAAGTATTATACTTTATTCAGATAATTGGGCATTAGGAAGCAGAGCAGAAAAGATAACTTATAAAGTTTGGGATGCAACTGCTAAAAGAGAGGGTACTTATATTTATTATTTTAAGCAGTATAGAACTGGCATAGAAACTTATCCAATACCTGAATATATTGGTAGCATAGCAGCTATTGAAACAGATGTAGAGATAAACAACTTCCACTTAAATAATATTAAGCAAGGTTTTGCAGCTGGTATGATGGTAAACTTCAATAATGGAGTACCTAATAATCCAGAAAAGCAAAGAGAGATTGAACGTAAATTAAAAGCTAAATTTCAAGGAACTGATAATGCTGGTGGTGTAGTAATTAACTTTAGCGATAGCCCAGAAAAGAAGCCGGATATTTTACCACTTCAGCCAAGTGATTTAGATAAGCAGTTTGAGCAGTTAAGAAAAGATACCAACCAAGAAATATTTACAGGTCATAAGATTACAAGCCCTCAGTTGTTTGGTGTTGATGGCGAAAGTGCATTTAGTAGAAATGTTATTAATGATGCACAGGAAGCATTCCAAGTTAATTACATTACCCCTAAACAGAGATTATTAGAAGAATGTTTTAACTATTTAGCTAAGATTAATGGAATAGTAACTGAATTAGTTATTGTTAAAAACAAAAGTTTAGGTATAGCCTTTAGTGAGCAAACTGTAGTTAGTGTAATGACTAAAGAAGAAATAAGAGAGCATTTAGGTTTACCACCATTAGCGGTTAATGTAGTAGAGCAATCACCAGATCAGGCGCAACCTCAAGGAATGGTTAATGACCATTTAAAAGGATTAACTGGCAGACAGACACAGAATTTAATGCGTATAGTTAGAAACTATGATCGTGGTAAAATAACTAAAGACCAGGCATTATTAATGATTAAATCAGGTTTTGGATTGAGTGATGAAGAAGCATTGACTTTTTTAGGCGAAACAAACGACCAGCAGTTTAGCATTGATTTATCAGCTGAGCAAACTAAGATATTACAACTATTAGATAAGGCCCCAATGCTGGATGATAAACAGCTAAGTGTTTTATTAAATATACAAATTGAATTTATTAAGCCATTAATTTTAAGACTAAAAGAATTAGGATTAATTGAAGAAGTAAATATAGCTGGTGAACATCGCAGATTATTAAGCGAAGCTGGTGAGAAGTATGCAGAATTATACTCAGGTGATTTTACTTCAGAGGTAATGGATGACAAGAGAAAGTTAGATATATTTATGTCATTTGGCGAAGAATTTACAAAAGATAACTGTTATAAATTTGCTTCTGAATTTGAATTAACTCAATTAGATAAAAGCATTTTAGCAAGTATTAAAGGTAATAAAAGATTAGATATATCAGCAATTTCAAGGTCATCTAAAGTAAGTGAATCAGATATTAATGATAGATTAGTCGCATTAAAAGATGAGGGCATAATCAATATTAAAGAGATTAAATCTTATGGCATAACGGAATTGGAATATAAGATAACCGATAAGGGTAATTCTATTTTTAAAGATAGTGAGCCTAAAGTAAAAATGATTGAGGTATTTTATAAGTATGGCAAAAATCCAACGGTTAAAGGCCCAGCAGTTATTGATACTACAAGAGAATTTTGCAGAGAAATGATTAATGCAACTAATACTGATAATAATAAATTTAAGTTATTTAGTCGCACAGATATAAATAAATTAAGCAATGTATTGGGTTATAATGTTTGGGAACAGCGAGGGGGGTATTATCATAATCCTAATAACAATACAACAACACCATATTGCAGACATATTTGGCAACCTGTTAAAATAGTTAAGAAATGAGTTATCAAATCTATAACGATACTGCAACACTTAAAATAGTTGAAAATGGCGCAACCAGAAACCTTGCTAAAGCTGTTTGTGGTGTTAGAGATTTTGGTGATTATATTGTTTTTAGCTATGATGGTGATAACGATTATTTAAAGATATTATATTCTGATGTAACTGTACCATCAAGCGCATCAGCAAGCGCATTGAGAAATATCATAAATGGATATTTAACACAAACTATATCAACTACTATAAATACAACTGGATTAGCTACAAGTGCAAAGCAACAACAAATGATAGCTTTATTGCAACAATTGGTTAATTGTAGTTGCAATACTCAGCCTTGTGGCTCAAATGGTTATGTTCAAACAATTTTATTAGCGTAATGGAAAAAATAATAATAGGTGTAGGTTATGGCTCATATAGTTTTGATGCTGCTTTAAAACAAGTTACGATAAGCGGTGTTACTACTGTTACAATAGAGCAATTTTTATTAATAGTTAATGTAACTCAGGATACTGTTATTTATAATCCTACTTGTACTGATTTAGGTGGTACATTATCGGGTAGTATTTTAACTTTAGATTATGATACTACTTTATTTAATAATACAGATGACTTACAAATACATTTTGCGTTAAATAGTACAACAGATAGCACTCCAAGCGTATTAGCTACTGAAGCTACTTTAACTGATATAGAAACTAACATAGGTGCTAAAGCAGATGCTTCAGCTACTACCGATACTGGTACTTTTAGTTTAATATCTTTATTTAAAAGGTTATTGACTAAAGTAACTACATTAGTATCTAATCAAACAGATGGAAGTCAATTAACAAAAATAACAGACGGTGCGGGAGTTGTAAACACTAAGCAATTAGGTACTGCTTTAACCAATACGGATGTAGGCTTAGTTACTAATACAACTATACACGGTAGAAGTTCTTCTGGTGGTGGAACTTTTGTAGACGTTAAAGTAAACCCAAGCGGTTCATTACAAACTTCAATAGGTGATATAACTGGAGTAGTAGGACAAAACACGATGGCTAATTCATTACCTGTAACTATTGCTTCAAACCAAACAGCAATACCTATAAGCGATAATGGAGGTAGCGTAACTGTTGATGGTTCAGTAACTGTTAGTGGAACGGTAACTGCAAATACAGGATTAAGTCAGCCATTAACTGATGCACAATTAAGAGCCTCAGCGGTTCCAATATCAGGAACAGTAACTATTACTCCAAGTGGAACTCAAACGATAACAGGTAGTGTTTCGGTAAGCAATTTTCCAGCTACTCAACCAGTAAGCGCAGCGAGTTTACCACTTCCAACAGGTGCAGCAACATCTTCAGAACAAACAACATCAAATAATTATTTAGCGGCTTTAAATTCGCTTACACCAACTCAATACGACTATATTAATTGTACTTATACGAGTGGTAATTTAACAGGAGTAGTTTATAAGTCAGGCGGTAGTGGTGGCACAACTGTGTCAACTCTTACACTTACTTATGATGTAAATAATAATTTATCCTCAGTAACTAAAATCTAATGGCACTAAAGACAGTATTTAATCCTTTTACAGGTCGTTTTGATATGGTTCAAGATATTGCAGTAATTGATACTACTGTAACATTTAATTTTGGAAACGAGGAAAATAAAGCAGAAACAACCGTAACTAATAGTTTATTTAACAATACTATTTTATCTACAAGTATATTGCCAGTAGATGATAACGGTACTACCTTTGCAAGTTTTGACGATTGGGTAAATAATGGAGTGAATGCAAACGTAATAAGCATATCGGGTAGCGATATTAATTTAGGGGCAATATCCAATAATAATGCAAGTGGAAATTATAAAGCAATTTTAAAAACAACAATAAAACTATAAACAATGAGTACCAAAATTCAAGGAGGTTCTAACACTTCGGGTTTAGCAAACGTAACAAGTGATTACTCTATAAATGCAACATTAGAACGAGATGCGTCTAATAATCCAAACTCAGTATCAGCAGTTAAAATTTATTCAGAACTTGATGACGG